TGGTGGACTTGATGACAAGCCCAGACTATGACGATGAAGTATGAACCAACAGCCCCAATAGGGAGAGATTTCTTTGAGAGGTTGATGCAGCCGTTTGGCAGCGACGACCCCGACACCGATTGGGACTTGGTGGACATTGTCTCCGCAGCGTATGATAAACTGGATGACAGCGACAAGGAAGTGTTATATGAAGTGTTCTACATCAGGTCTACATATGAGGAAACCGCAGAAAATATTGGCATCAAAGCAAAGTCTCACGCTTGGCGTAAAACGCAACGAGCGTTAGAAAACCTCCGCAACAATCTCGTTGCGGATGAAAACTTCAGGAGGAATTATGGCACCAAATACTTGGAATGATGCGTGTGCAGCAGCCTTGGGCGAACTGCGCACCACGAGACAGTTCAACCCCATCGGGGCTGCATCTATGGATGAGGAACAAACCAGTTTGGCGTTCGGCATAATCTCCGAATCGTTGGGTTCGTTCGTGCGTTCACGCAGCGACAACACGACGCTGGCAGTTGCCGCTATGTCCAACGCAGCAGTGTTGGCATTATGCGTTCTGGAATCCAAAGGACACCCAACCAACTGGGAGGACCTATACAATATGTTGTGCCGAAAACAGCACGACTATGGTCATCAAAACATCTCCAACTTCGGTTTGGTGGGGGTTGCGGTCAGGGTATGCGACAAGATAGCCCGAGCCGAAAACCTTAGGACACGAGACACGAACGCAGTCAAGAACGAAACCGTTATAGATACCTATGAGGATATTGTCGGGTATGCCGTGATTGCGTTAATGCTGGACTCAGACACCTTTATGTTGCCTTTGGAGGTGTAGCGTGTACGGTGAAAACGGAACCGAATACGACATCGGAGGAACCGTCCTAAAGGTAGACGACGAATTCATATTGGCAACTATCCTTGCGATAGTTGCTTTGATGAAAGATGTGATACCCGACTTTGATGAAACAGCATCAGCAGTAGCAAGCAGGATTTATGACGAAATCAAAAAAAATAATATCAATACCTAAATGTTTCAAGGCGGATTTGGACATATTTTCCGAAATTTTGGACGCTATCATAGCCGAAGCAAAGCCCGTATTGCCCTTGGCAAGGGTCGCCGACTTAGAACAAGCAAAGTTAGGTATCATTGCATTGCAAAAACACAGAAAGAAAAACCCGTGATGTCCACATCAGACAACGGCGACTTTGACCCCGACGACCTAGCAGAACTGTCAGCCGTGTTCTCGGGCATAATCCGAGACGCAGACCAAGGCTATGTTATGGAATTCTTAATCAGCCGAGCAGACGCAAAAGAAATCATTGCCGTATGGAACGCAGCCCGAAAGGGTGACCAACTATCGCTCGCATTATGTTTGCACGAGTTCGGCAAAATCGTTACCGAACTAGAACGAGCAGTGAAACGAGACGACGACTAATCGTCGTCGTCCTCATCCTCCAGTTTATCGCACCGCACATCCCGAGACTTCGGGATACTACTCTTTAGGCACAGACAATCGTTCATCAACACGAACCCTGTTTCTCCAATCCTTTTTGGTGGTTTCAATATGCAGCCACTTCGCCCACGCTGCACCCATAGCCCCACCCTCGGAGCCTGCAGCCTGAGCCTTCCAGCCACGCTTACCGCCCTCACGCACAGAACGCCACACCCGACTGCCATAATAGTCGTGTATCGCTTGGATACCCAACTCCTCCGAGTTGTCAATCAACCAAGGCAACACTTCTGCCTCAACCTTGTGTCTATGCCCAACGGTATCGCCGTAACGCCAATCCAGCGCAGCACCGAAGGTGTGCGATGACGGAGTGGAACCACCACGAATAGGACGCTTATTCACAATCCCCACATTGGACCCACCCCAACGCTTGCACAAATAGTCCTTAATAGCCACCAGATTCGGGGACTCCTTGCGGAACTGCACATAATCCGTCGCAACGGCTTTCTGCCAGTTGTAGAACCGTGTCTTGTTTTCAGCCATAATTAATCTCCCTTTTCCAGTAACACATTTTCTTCTATCCAACGCTGATGTTCCAGCGAACCTTCTCCGAAACGCAAAATTATGTTCTCCTCATCAATGCGTTTCTGGGCTTTGTTTGGCGATTTCAAGTCAGCCAACCGCTGCTTGGCAGCCTTATATTCATCGGATTTAGTTCCGTATAATTCTTTTATACGCAACAACTCTGCCGACGCTTCGTTAATCAAATCGTTTCTGGAAGCCTTTTGGGCTGCTTCGTTCGCTTCCTTGGCTTCTTTCTTTCGGGCTTTAACTTCATCAGCCTTTTCTATCAAACCTAACTTGGATAATTCTCCAGTCAAATCCCCAATGTTTCTTGTTCTACCGTAAGCCTCAGAACCTTGCATACGGTCCGTGATTATGTCTACGGGCGCACCCAAAAATGTTGCCCACGCAGAAGGCATACGGTCAGCGTAGGATTCTTTGCCACCCAAATATCCGCCAGTTAGCCGTTGCAAGGTTGCAATTATCGGCAACATATTTCCCACCGCATAACTGGGGAAATCCGTAATCATCTGCTGTTCCTTACCACTAGCGTCACGCTGCTTGGGGGCAGCACCTTCCTTACCCAAAGCGTTTAATATTGCTGCGGTGACAGCGTCAAAGCCTTTTGCCTCTCGTGGCTCGTTGCTGAACGGAATATCCAACGCAGCATTTTTGCCGCTCCAAGACTCCAAAGGCAACTTCAATATCGGGTAAGATTGACCAGCCAAACCACGCAAACTTGTCAATTCACGAATGGTTTTATCCAACCGTTGGTGGGGCAAATCGGGACGCAAAAGAACATTGGGCATACCGAACCGAGCCAAACTCATCGGCTCATAATCCTGCATCCATTTCGGCATCAAAACATTATCGTCAGCAGGCAACGACTGCTGCAAATCTTCCCACAACGAATACACCTGCGGACGCATCCACTGATTAGCCAACTGGTTCGGCAAATTGCGTGTCGTCCAAATCCAAAACGGAATAAACTTCAACGCAAACTCATCAACCTGAGACAAATCGGTATAATCAAAATGGTAGCGAGCAACCTGAGAAGCCGCCCCCACATAATCATCCCCATCCTGAATTGCCTTCAGAGCCAACGGGAAACGCACCGCATCCTCAACACGGGTATTGGCAGCACGAACAGCCTTCGTGTATGGGTTGTTCAAGAAAGCGTTAGCGACCTTCGCCCGCTTTGTCCCCGCCACAACAGGCTCGGTGAGTTCAGAAAAGAAACCTCGGCGACCAGTAGACTCAACAGCCAACATAGCCTGCTCATACATTTCACGCTCGGCACCGACAACACCCAACTCATCCAGCCACTTCGCAGCACCATAACGATTATAATACAACGCCGCCCTATATCCCTTAGCCATAGTTTGCGGGTCCACACCAGCAACAGCGTTCATAAACAATGCGCTATACAGGTTTCGTACAACGAAACCGACAGTACCAATAGCGTAAGTCTTAAACAATTTGTTCAGATAATCTAAACTCTGCAAAGCGAAACCTCGGTTTTGTTTAGCCAAAATCTTTTCAAGATTAGGTTTCCAAATTTTCATCAACTCATCAGGAACCTGAACACCCAAACCGTCAATAGCCTCCCAACCCTCCAAAGTGCGTTTTGCGACAGTGTCCAAAACTGCACCAAAACGACCAGTATCCAAATCCTCCAAAGCCCTAGTCGCATCCGCCAAAGCCTCATCAGCCAAAGACAAATTCCACTCATCATACGCCACCAACTGATGCAAACGCTCATAAGCGGTGCGAACACTAGGGTCCTTGATTAGTGAACCAGATTCTACCCCACGCTGCACAGAAGCCAACCAGTTGCGTGTCGCATCACCTGCGACACCAGTAGGTGGCATAGACGCAATCAAATCAATACCAGCAGCGATGTCGTCCCGAACCATCATCCCAGCACCCATATCCCAAGTAGACAACGCCAACGCCTCATCAAACAACACACGCAAACGGTCTGTATTACGAGCCACCTGCGCCTCGGCACCCCTAAGAGTTAAACCGCCTTCACGGATAGCAGCCTGCTCCCGTGCCAAAGTTCGCTCCATATTCGCACGCAGCCGCTGCTCCGTCGCCGTTAATGCCTCCAGACGCTTATCAATCTGCGCCAAAGTCATCTTTACAGGCTTACCATCAATTATGATTTCTCGTGGCAAGTTGCGTGCGGCACCCGCACGCTCCTTTGCCACCGCTGCAGCGTTCTTGCGTTTGGTTGCAGCACCCTTCAGACCAGCCTTACGCCTATTAAGTTTCACCAACTCTTGCTTAACGGCGGTGCTGGTGTCGTCAATTTCTGCTTTGCGGGAAGCCAACTCATTTAACCTTGCCCGAGAAGCGTTGGCAGCCGACTCCTCATCGGTACGCATAATCGCCTGAATTAGCGGACTAGAAGCATCCTGAACGGGACCAGTCACCGAATCAGTGGCTTGCAAAGCCACCCTAGGAGCCAACAAGACCACAATATCGTCCATCTCCGCAGCATCATCAAACAGCATCGCAGGCAACATCAAACCACGAGCAGAATTGGTTTCAATACCCACATCGGCAACATAACCCAAAGCCGAATCAACCATATTCCTAGCCACAAAATCAGCATTATCAACACCAACCTTCAACAACAAACCAGTAGCAGTATCAACAAACTCCTCATAAATAGCCTTAATTAGTTGAGGGTCACCGTAAGGCATAATCTCACGAGACTGGTTTCCTTCCATCAACTTAATCAAATCAGCAATCTCAGGGAAAGCCCGCTCCAACTCGGGGTCCATCGGCAACCCGACACGCACCGCATCCAAAGCATCTCGCAACGGAGTCGCATCAATCCCCATCACACCCAACTGCTCAACCAAACCGTCACCAAAATCGTTCACACCAAATATGCGAGCCACACCACCCGTGCTACGAGAATCAATAACTTCCTCGTTGCCGAACACACGCACAGCCATCACATCACCTTGGTCGGGGAATCCTCGTGCGCTGGTGCGCAGCAACTTCATCCCAATCTGCATCTCATCTGTCTCCGCCATCTCACGACCAGTTATATACAAGAAGCCGTTGTTTGGCGCATAATCTTGCGCCATACGATACTCAGCCATAACACGGTAACCATTATCAATATCCCTCAGACGGGCAACTTCAGCAGACAACTGGGCATATTCCTCGCTGGTCGGGGACAACGCATCCAACTGCGCACGCAACTCCGTAATCTGCTTGTTTATGGCACGACCCTCACGGGTCGCAGGGATACCCTTCGCAGCCGAAATCTTGTCCGCCAACTCCTCAATATCATCCGAAATCTTAGTGGCAGTCGGATACATACTGGCGTAAGTGGTTTGCAAACCCAAACGAATCTCATCCAACTCAGAGGTGCCACTCAACAAAGACACCTTAAGATTCTGCAAATTTGTCAGCATCGCACTATAAACGGAATCAAACTCGCCACGCTTTTCAATAGCCAACTCATCAGCACGCCCACGCAACTTAACGATATTGTCCTGCAAAGTTTCAATACGCTTAATAGCCGCATCAGTTGTAGCCTTGTTTAATTTGCGCTGTTTCAGGTTCCCGTTTACCAACGCTTCAGCGTCTTTGACACCCTGTTTGATTACGGAAACCAAATTATTCATATTGCGCCCCAAAGAGGTGCGCAACCCGTTCCGCACAGCCAAAATTTCATCCAACTCGGTTTTTGCAGCAGCACGCAAAACAGGGTCGGGAATAGTTTTGTGCAACAACTTTGCGGCAGCCGTATCGCCATAATCCATCAAACGGCGAATATACGCCTCACGCCCACGCATCTTCGCCATAGAATACGCATACGACTGAGCAATAACTCCAGCATCAGTCTCAAAAAACTTTATGTCCGTGCCAGTTTTGCGCTTAAAAATATCGTTCAACTCTTTAATCGTGCCCTCAATAACAGGCTCATCCATAAAAGTTTCCGTCTTGAGAGTCCCATCAGGTAAAACCTGCTGGGCACGATACTTGCGGTAACGCAACGGAGCAGCCAAATCCGTAATATCCGCAGCATCCAACTGACCGCCCATAAAAAATCGCTCAAACTTTTTGCCCTTAGTCCCATTTTCCGCAATCCACTGTGCGGCTTCCTTGCTGACCTTGTGGAAAACATAATCGTCAATCCAAGAAAAATCTGGCACATCTGTACCGAAGTCCACCCCAAATTGTTTGTAGACCGCCTCTGTCTCCGCATAAACTTCGTTCTGCCAATCAACATATTCACGAACCAACTTCTGTTGGTTCTCGGGCAATGCGGCAAAGACAGCCGCGCCCCTGTAGGTGTATGGGTTGGCACGCTCCACCAAATCAGGCAACTCATCCACCAAACCCTGCTGTCTGGCGGACTTAATGGTTTCCCTAATTTTGCTCTCAAAACGATTCAACTGCGCTGGCACTACACCTTTGGCAAACTGTCGTGCGGACCATTGCGCAACATTGCTCAAGGCGGTGGGTTCCGTCAAACGGTATGCGCCGCCTGTGCGACGACCAACATCCATCATAAACGCACGACTGGACGGACTAAAAACAAGTTTGCTGTTTCGCAGCGCAGTAGCAAGGTCCATCGCTTTTTCCCAAACCGATGACACCGCAAGACCCACAGGCTGTGAAATGCGCTCAGTGCCCTTAACCATCTTGCCCAGAACACGGACACCCGTTTCAATACCCTCAGCCTTGAGGATGTCCTTGAAGCCCGCTATCGGTGCGTTTTGACCGTAGCGGACAATGTCGTTAAAAGCGTTTGCTAACTGAGGATATGTTTCAATCATCTTGGTAGTGGTCAATCGTTGGGCAAGTGACAACTTGCCCAAACGCCCAACATACTTCACATTGCCCACACCAGTCACATAATTAACTGGGTCCGCAACCATCTCAACACCCAACTCCGACAAAACACCAACCACAGGACTGACCTCACGAACAGCAGCAGCGGTAGCAGTCTTTTTGTATTTCCACTCAGAATCCGCAATTTGAGAAACCAAATCTTTCAGAGAAGGCTTGTATGTGTCACCAGTGAGTTTCGTCTGCTTCGCCAACGCCTGCTTGTATTTGGGGTCAAGTTTTTTGTCGCCAACACCCAAAGCCTGAAGCGCACTAAAAACAGGAACACCCGCAGGAGTTCCAGTAAGAATACCTATATCCTTAAACTGAAAGGGTTTCTCGCCTTGCGAAATGCGCAAATCTGTATACTCTTTAGCCACCGACTGAAGCGGACGCTGAGCAGCACGCCACCCCTGCAGGATGACATCGCTAACCTGATTGTTTCTCGGAGCAAACGGGGCAACAACCTTGGACGCAATATCTCCAGCAAAACCCAACACCCGCTTAGCAACATTGTCACTCGGCACGCTTCCTGTGCCACCTTGCTTAGCCAACTTCTCAATCTCCGCTATAATCGCCTGCTTCTCCTTCGCAGACAAACGCTCGTTCGGTGTTTCACGGACACGCTGAATAGCCGTATCAACAGTCTTTTCTAACTTAAGAAAATTCTCTGCTTTGCGACGGGCATTGTTTTCTTCTGGTTCGGGGCGTGGCGGAATAGGTTGGTTGCCAGAAGGTTTACGCCCAAACGGGCTGGCTACAACAGCCATATATTACAAACCTCGTTGTTGAAGTGCTTTAATTTCTTCCGCTTCACGCTTACGCTTAATTTGCGGATAAGTCAAAGTAGCACCCTTCGGCAAATTCTGATACGGCACCGACACATTGCCAAACAAACCCGAAATCTTTCCAGTCGCACCCGTACCCGTGCTGCCTGTGCTGCCCGTAGAACCCTTACCGCCACCACCAGTGCCAGCCGCTGGCAACAAACGACGAATAGAAGCCAACGCAGCCTGACGAGCAGCCTCCAACTGGGCAGCATAATCACCCTGCTCCACAGGCGCAAACTCCTGCTGCTGACCCGCCGCCTCCAACGCACGACTCTCATAATCAGAAACCTCACCCAAACGCTGCGCAGCAATCTGCTGCGCCAACTTATCATACTCAGACTGAATACCCTGACGACCCTGAAACTCCGTCCCAGCCAAAGAAGTCCTAGCACCAGCAGCAGACTGGGCAGCCTCGTTGCGCAAAGCGTTCAGATAATTCTGCTCACCCACATTCAACTGCCCCATACTTCCACGAGTCAAAGCAGCCAACTGCGCAGCAATCTGCGCATCCTGAGCAGACTGCGCCTCAACACCAGCCGTACTCGCACCCTCAGCCCTAAGACCAGCCAACAACGGATTCTCCACCTGACCCAACTCCAACAACGGCACATCCTGATACGCCCGAGTAGCCACCAAATCCTTCAAGAACTGCTCCTGAGCAGAACCAATACGCCCACGACCACCCTCAGCAGCCTCAGACAACTGACGCAACGCAGCCTCACGCTGCGACCCCACCTGACCAGCATAAGTATCATACTGCGACCCCACCTCGCTAGCACGATTACGATACATCCCAGCCAACTTACCCATAGCCTCAAACTGAGCCTGACGGGCAGCAGTCTCCTGCTCACGCTTAACCTGCGCCTCAGCCATCTCCTGCGCACGCTGCTGAAGTGCCAACTGAGCCTCAAACACCTTAACCTGCTCAGGCGTTAATTGACCGACATCAGCCTTCTTACGCTTCTTAGCCATCACATATACCCGACCCGTTCCTAGAAGCCCTGAAACTCACGCAAAGCAGCCGCATCAGCCATAATCTGCTGAGCCTTAGACAACTGCAACTCGTTCATATACGCATCCAAATTAGACTGCTGAGCAGCCTCCTGAGCCGCAATACCGTTCAACTCCGTCTGAATATTCTCCGTCTCACGCCCCAACTCCCGCTGCATTGTCTCCGCAAACTTCGCCAAACCCTGACGACGAATACCAGACTTCACATTCGGACCACCCAAACCACGCTGCCCAAAGGCAGCCTGCATAGGACGAAACTGCTCCTTATAATTACGGGTAATATCCTGAACATTGCGTCTACCACGCAACTGCCCCATAAACGAAGCCTGCTGATTGGCAAGCGACTCCGTGAGTCGTTGCCGCCTAGCCTTGGCACCAGCGAAACCAACAGCCATTAATATCCCTTACCTTTGTTGGATTGCGTAGACAGGAAAGCCACTTCACGACGCAACTCGTTCACCTCGGCAACAAGTTGCGTAAAAATTTGACGCAACACATCCTTATCGTCGCTGATAAGCGCGTTAATGGAAGGCAACTGAAAAGGCTGACGCATTATGCAAACACCTGTGAACCCAAAATGATTTGCGCCGAATCCCCAGCCGTAGCCAACAAAGAGTCCGTAACCCCAGCAGCCAACTTGCTATAAACAATCGCACCATCATCAATGTTCGTGCCCGCAGAAATACCTTCAGCAAAAGTTTTAACAGCCGTAAAGTTGGCGTTCACTTCCGTCGCAATAGCAGTAGTTCCATTTATAAACGAATTAGGAATAGATAATGTAGCCATAATTAACCTTTAACTCTCCTACCTTGATACTTGTAACCGATACTGTTTATACCCCAAAACTGTCCAGAAGGACCAGTGAACTCCAACTGAACACACCGAGCCAAACCAAGATTCCGTCCAGTTAAAACAACAGAACTAGCAGCACCAGAACCCCACAACCCGCCCCACAAACCAGTACCCCAAATAATTCCCGTGCTAGTCGGAGTCAAAGTTAAATCAAAATTCTTACGCTCATTACCCGCACCCTCCTCAAAATTGTGGTACACCTTCACATTAATAACAGTGCTGGTGGAAGGTTCTTTGGTGACAATGTCGGGTCGGCGAAACATCTTCTTCTGCATATACGAACCGCCATCAAACCATTTTGTCCGATAATACGAAACAAACGAAGCAGCCGTACCAGTAATGTTGTCCGAATCCGAACTATATTTATCCACCTGCAAAACTCTAGGTTGAGTTGGATGAATCATCAAATAGATGTTGTTGTTGCTGGAGTCCTCATAATCGCAGCCGCCAACCAAACCATAATTATCTGACGACTGAAACATTGTAAACGAACCACCTTGACCGATAGATGGGTCAAACACAAAGTTCACCTTCGGGTCCGTAACCGTTGTGTCTTTGCTGTAAGGTGCGGACATCCACAAGCGATGTCCGACCCACGACAAAGTAACCGCATTGGGCGCAGACAAATTGAACTCGTTCGCATCCGTCGCAGGACGGATATTCGCAAACAAATCCACCAAACGAGAACCATCAAACGAATACAACCCCTCAGGGTTGCTAAAGAAATATACGGACGAACCGCTAAGAGTTACCGACAACGGATTGAGGGCACCCAAATGTCCTGACAACTGCACCAAACGAAAATCGTCAGAATCATATCCGAGCAGCAAATAGATTGCGTTCGGCTTAAAAATCATTAGCGAACCGTTCACCACAGCCAAACCAGTAATACCGTTACCGCCACCAACAATATCAATATAATCCGCCTCAGCCCAATCCTTGGGTGAGTCCTCGTGCGACCAATGCAAACGGTTCGGATAATCCACACCGCTAATATTCACGCCCGCCGCAAACATTTTGTTTGCGTGAACCATCAACAAATTCGTTTTCGGAAAATATGTTGCAGTAGGCGAATTATAATTGTTGTTAAAATGCGCTGTCGTCAAAACAGAAATAGCAGTCGCATAGGTGCTGGTCGTAACCCAACTGTAGGAGCCTGCACCAGCACCACCAGTTGCAATATACAAATCGGTACCCCAGTTGGCGAACGACGCACCGTGAGTGTACGACACCGCAATGTCGTTGCCCACCGAATACGCCAAAGGCGTAAAGTTTCCACCCGTAGAATGATACACTTTTGCGCCAGTTGTCAGCATAATACGGTTCGTTGCACCAGTGAACTTGTGTAACCGTTTCGGCGACCAAGTACCAGCCACAGCCGTATCATTAATACGCTCATAACCGCCACGACTGAATACGCCACCCCTAGGGTCAATTTCCACATTTAACATTTGAGGCGACTCATTATCAGACAACTGAAACTGGTCGGCACGAAAGTTCAACCCGCCAGTAAAATCCTTCTGCTCATAAATCTGAAGTTGCGACATTATTCCCCGAGTTGCCGACCCAAACGATTAACCCAACCATTAAAAGTAGGACGACCCTTGGTTTGACCGTGCGCCATAATCAACTGACCGTGACTAAACGGTTTCGTAATATTCTGCCGAGCCAAAGCCACACCCTCATCAAACGCCTGCTTATAAACAGCAGACATCTGCGCATCCTCAAGTTTCTGATAAATACGGCTACACGCATAATAAGCCAACGGGAAATGCAAACTCGGTGCCGCATCCACGGCACCGCCCGTAGTCTGCCAATCAATCGGCTCACGATACCCACGCACAGACAACACCCGAGCATTATTCGGCTTTGGAAACAAATGAATCTGCCCGTTCCAAACCGCATAAAACAACGGGTCACCACTCGTGTCATACGACCCGATATAGGTTTGCTCAGCCATATCATAGCCCACCATATCCAAACGGGACCCCACACCCACATTGTCAATAACCGAAACAATTTGACTAATCGGGTCAGCCGTAAAAGCAGCCACCGAATAAGCCCGCTGGTCCGCAACCGTAGTAAAAGTAAACGAAGTCTCCAACCAAGACCAACGCTTCTCCAAATCCAAAATACGGTAATATCCGTCCCGAATATACAGATTCAGCAACCCATCCGACAGGTCCTCAGCATCCAAGTCCACGATGTCACGCACCGTAGACCGCAACGCAGTAGCGGTCATCGTCTGGTAAGCCACGGCTACGCCTTCTTAGCCTTTGTCTTTGCCTGCTTGGGTGCCACAGGAGCAATGACAACATCCCCCTCAAACGGGACACCACCTGCCTGCAGGTGGACATCCTCAACTAGAGTGGCTCGGTAGCCCCCCACAGGTGTTCCATAATAGGCTTGGGCGTGGACAAAGGTGCGCTGTTTCATCACAATTGTGCGTTTCGTTCCCGAAACGCCCAATATACGCTATTTTAGACGCTTGGCTTTGCGGGCAATATTCTTGGCTTTATCGCTCTTTAAGAAAGCCAAAGCCTCATTAATGGACTTCTGCAAAGCAGACAACCGTGCTTCCCCACCCTCTTTAAGAACACGCTTACCGCCGACCATACGACCAGCGGACTCCAACTTTTTGTTATACTTTACAATTGAACGACCACCCAATTCGGCACGCACCATCGGGTCCTGAAGTTTTTGGGCGGTACTCTTACCGCCACTCATCACACCACGAAACTCGGGGGCACGACGAGCCGACTTCTCCGCATACATAGAACGACCAGCAATACTACCCATTTTTTTGCCAGACACTTTATCGCCCTCAGATTCCAAAAAACGAATCTTTTGCCTCATACCCATACGGTCCCAATCATCCTTTGAGATGCTGCGAGGACGCTTCAGATTCTTTGGACGGGGTGCCATAATTATCTCCTAGAGGTTGCAGCCAATATGGCTGCATATTGCGCTAATGGGTCATTCGTCAAACCGCCAACAGAGGCGGTTTGTTTTCTGCCAACCTTGGGAGGTTGAACACCTTTTTCCGTCATTACCTTTTGACCAACACGCAAAGCAGTCTTGGCTAACTTTGGACCCTTCAACAAGGCACCAGCCAAAGCCAAACTACCCAAATGTCCACGGTCAGGACCCTTCTCCCACAAACGGCGAGTTTCCTCAGCAGTCAAAACAGGCAAAGGATTACCCCAATCATACAAATCAGTCCCCAAATTGTTTGGCTTACCAAAATCCCGAACATCAAAATACTTCAGACTAGAACTATTTATAGCCTGACCCATCGCTTCCTGAGGGTTGTTGGTTGGGCGGGTGGCGGAACCAAGCATTGCTGACGCATACGCCAACAGGTCATCCAACGACAAACCTTCAGGCTTCTTGGGACTCCGAGCCACTATTTTCCGTCCCAACGCTTCCCAGACTTACGCATAATTTCCATATGCTTATCAGCCATCCGTTTTGTCTTTGCCATCTCACGACGCTTCGTGGACGAACGGGCTAGTTGGCTGCCAAGTTTCTTGGCTGCCTGCGCACCAAATTTAGCGGCATCATCAGCAAACCCTTTGGGGCGAGCCAAACCAGTAATAGCAGGCTTCTTACCCATAATTAATAGTTTCTTGTTCGTTTACTCGGACCAGCCGTTGGCTTGCGTTTCGGCATCTTCCTGCGACTGGGTGGCGTTGGGTTCTTTGGTTTTGGACGGCGAGGCAAAATTGCTTCATCACGGTCATAAGGCGCATTTTCCCTAGGACGACGAGGACCCGCAGGCTTCGGCTTCGGGCGGTTGGGCATTGGTGTTGGCGTTAGACGGGGCTTAGGCTTTGGCTTCGGCTTCGCAGGCATTGGTGTAGGGCGACGACGAGGACGATTCTGCTCATCATCAAACTTACTCATCATCTTGTATTTCTTGCGAGGTCCCATCTTTTTCCTACCCATAACGGCATTAATGATGTCGGACAAATCTTGTTTCTTAGCCATTGTATTCTGCTATTTCTTTTTCGGAACTCGCCGCTTGGACTTGGGGCGCAAAACCTTAACCGCAGCCTTATTTCCAGCCTGACCCTGTTTGCGACCAATTTCAACCTCAGCGTTCCAAGCAGCGTTAGCACGCTTGTTGAACTCTTTTCTTGGCGCACGACCAGTTTCCATATTCTTGAAAAATCTATCGTGAGGTCCAAAAGAATCCCCGTAAGTTCGGGCATACTTATCTTGCTTTTTATAATACATATTCAATTTGGCACCAGCAAGTTTGGCTTTCGGTGTTTTTCCAACAGTCGCCGCCACAACCTTATTGGTTCGTTTTGTGCCCTTCAGTGGAGGAACACCAACTCTTTTATCAATAATTTTTTCCAAACCAGTTTTTTCGTAAGAATTAGCCCAACCAATACCACGAGCATAACGCTTAATATGTTGAATTTCAGCCTTTTTAATTTTCTTTGCACCCTGTTTTGCCACCCATTTACCCAAATCATCCAAGGGAGACTTCGGGTTACGCCCACCAGAAACCGAAGGACGACCAGAAATCTCAATTGCTGGTTTACGACCCTTAGCCATAATTAACGAAGAAACCCTTTCGGTGAGTAATCCTTATAGCCGCTCGCACGCACTTTTGAGCGGCGACGGGCACCTTTAGCAGCCTTACGGACATTACCCTGATATCCAGCCGCTTGATTTCTTGCCGCCCTAGCCTTTGCCATTCCAACATTCATTTTTTTATCGTCGCCTTTTCTGTATGCCCTTTCAGCAGCATCCCGATAAGATTCGCTACGCTTGGCAGCAGTTGCGTTGCTGAGGTCCAAAGCCTTACGACCAACTATTTCCTTTTTCGGTTGTTTGCTTCTGCGAATAGCACGACCCGTAGGCGTGTCCGCTGAAAACCTAGTGTATGTTTTCATTCTTGTTGGCGACAAGGTTTTCTTGGCAACAGCCTTTGCAGCCTTTTGGACAACAGGACGAACAATGTCATCCAAAAAACCCTCTGGACGGGCAAGCCCGCCTATTGCTGGTTTACGACCTTTAGCCATTATTAGTAGCCTTTCCCAATACCTTTTGGTTTGCCCTGCGGAAATCCGCCAGTCTTTTTCTTTGGCGACCCCGTAGTGGTTGCAGTTGTGGATTTCGGCTTCTTGGAAGCAGCATACGCTGCACGCCCCTCGGCACGCAAACGCTGTTCACGCTTACCACGCTCGCCAGCAGCCGACAACTTGCCGCCTTTGGCGGTCACATATTTGCGGACCGATTTGCGCTGCTCAAACTTCTCACGACCCTCAGCACGCAACTTCATTTCACGCTTACTGCGTGAACCAGCAGCACTAGGAGTTACGCCCTTCTTAGCCAGATAGGCGGCGACAGCAGCACGCTTCTTGCCGCCACGCTTTGGCTTATCGCCCATAAACCCGTTATCCAAAACAGCATAATACTGAGGCATATAATTACCTTACTTTCTTCCCACGATTTTGGGAAATCTGTTGCGCCCGCCACTTACGGTAAAATTCAACCAAAATTTGGCGAGCAATTTTCGTGTTCGTCGGATTCAACACCCCACGGTCACCTTCATCCAAAGCACCCAACTGACCCTTGACGAACTCGCCTTGCGTTTCACCCATTTGAGGCTGCGGAATATCCCTCAACACTTCTTTTGGGGTAATCGTTTTCTGGTTACCGTCTTTGTCTTTGTTTACGACTTTGCGGTAAGCATTAGCAGCAGCAATACCAGCGGGAGAATATGAGAATTCTTTTCCGTTTACTTTGGGCATAATGCTTCCTTCTGTTTATACGGGTGGGGGCTTACGCCCCCACCCGACTCACATCCCTAATTGCTTATGAGCGGTAAATGCTCACCGTGTTTGCTGCAGTGAACACCGCAACATACGACGCCGATGACGCTGCTGCAACCGAAAAGGTTGCTGCTGCACCAACAAGGGTCACACCCGAAGCACCAGCAGTCACCACGACTGGGTGCGTTGCTGCGGCAACATTGACAACGGTGAATTGGTAACTTGAACCAACACCTTCGTCTGTGAACGCTGCGCCAAGTTCCGCACCAGTTGGTGTGGTCAAGGTACGGCTTGCCGTTGGGGTCATTGTGTATAGTGTCCGTGCTGCACCAGCAAGAGTTGCTGCTGCTTGTACGGTAGCAGCATCAGAAGCGGCAACAACAGTTACCTTTTCCTCTTTTGCCGCCCAAGTCTCCAGACGCTTGCGTGTTACGGCTCCGTCTGTGTCATTTGATACTAATGGCATTGTAATCTCTTTTCTTTGTTGTTGAACTTGCGGTGAGGGGACTTTCGTCCCCCCACTGCAATATGGTTATTGTTCTAAAACCTAGGCGGTCTTAGCGGTCAGTTTGCCTTGCTTCTTTGCGTTACGGCAAGTTAGGTTGCCGTAGCACATAATGAGCGCATAACGGGCATCCACATCCTCAGGGGATACGAACGCTGTTTGTGCAAACCACTTACCTGAGTGACCCACCAAAGTGAGGTACTTGCTGTTCAAGAAATACACGACACCAGCGGTGCAGTGAACATCGTAAACAACTGGAGCAGCCTTGTAAAGCAGGTTCTGGAAACCAGCATCTGCAGTCTTGGTGTCGGTGTAACGAAGGTTTGGAACCAACAGTGCTTCGTACTTCTCAAACAGGGTTTGAGTCGTGAGAATCATATCTGGGTGGTCGTTGCCAACCGATACGGTGTTGTAGGCGGTTGCCATTTGTGCGAGAGTCAAAGCGGTTGCCGTGTTCTCCTCGTACGAACGCCAATATTCGTTGCCAGAGGTTGCACGGTTGATACCACCAACGGTGCCCGATGCTTCAACGATGTTGCCCAGACCGTTCCAGTCTTTGCCACTGTTGCCAGTGCCATCAGCGAAGAACATTTGGTTGAAACCTTCACGCAGCGATTCCTCAGCCTGCATAATTTTGGCTTCCAACAGGTTAATGATTTCCTGTTCACCGTTGTTCTTGGCTTCTTCAATGCCCGAGATTGAGATGGATGCAGCGTACTGCTTCCAGTCGTACTCTGCGGCAGTGATGCCTGACTGCGGTGCCAGTGACAGCGAATCGTAGCCACTGTACGAGGCAACCGTGCTGTTCTGACCGTAAATCAACGGCTCAACAATCTTGGTTCCGCCGTTAAGCATACGGATGCGACCTTTGTCTTGCAGGAAATATGTCAGCGGGCGAGCCGTGAACACATTGTCCGTGAGTTGGTCACGGTAGTTAGCGAGCGTTGTTGAAAGCAACGCATCAAAATTTGGGTTGGACACTTTATCCTCCTAGGATGAAGTTAGTAGTTGATAGAATTAATTTGCGCCTAATTGACGCTTGGCGGCAGCCCACGCATCAGCCACGCTGCCAATAGATGTCGCCACTTCGCTGGTAGCGGACGCACTAGGGTTAGAACCACCAGAAACAACACCAGCCTGCCGCTTTGCAGCAACAATCTGGGACTCTGCTTCCTGTTTCTTCTTCTGTGCTTCCGATTCCAAACGCTGACGGTCAAACATTTTGTCAAACATAATCTGCTTGTAGGTTCCCTCAAGGTCGGTTGAGCCGAGACGAAGTGCAGTATTAACCACTTCGGCTACATTAAAATCCGCATACTTGCTTTGCAACGATGCAAGTTCCCGTTCAATCTGCTGTTGAGACTGATACTCCTCAAAAGAGGAAACTCTCTTTTCCATCTCACGGAACTTTTGGTCCACTGGGTCCAAAGGCTCATCGCCTTCAGATTCATTAACCATATCAACAGCCTGCTGACGACTGATACCATAATGCCTAGAAAGTAGGTCAATAGTAGCCTCAGGGTTACGCTCCAACGCCGACTGTAAAGCAGAAGCAAATTCAATCTCTTGTCTTTGTTCGCTTAACTCTTGCGTTTTACGAGTGTAGTCTGCTTGCCGTTGATATCCGCTTAACGCTTCAGAAAGTGGAACTTGTAGTTCCTCACCGCCCACCTTAACTGGTACGACATAATCGGCGTACTGGTCAATTGGCAGAACCTGTGATTCTGTTGCTGCTACCGCCCCCGCATCTGTGGTTGCACCAACTTCGGTGTCCGCTGCTGACGATACTGCGAATTCTTCGCTCATTTTATTTCTCCCAGAGTCCTAGATGGTTGCTCTACCCATTAAGTAGGCTGTTCCCTAGGGGAAAACTATATTTGCATCCCCTGCTCAAAACCAGCCATACCCGCCTCAGCCTGCTGAGGCACTGTCGGATTCTCAGGCGGAATCGGCACCCCCTCAGGCATAGACAAACCAGCAGACTGCCCCTCGGGTGAAGGTGGGGGAGGAGCAGCCTGCATAAACTGCTCAGGGTTCTTAACCCCGAAACCATACTGCAACACATAACTAGCCATCTTGCCCATATCCACAACCCCAGCAGCAGCAAACGGAGCCATAGCATCTACAATCTGGAGGGCTTGCTGGCGACGGAACGACTCATTCACAGGCTGCGTAGAACCGCCCACAACCTCAAAGTCAAAATCGCCAGCCAAATAGTCACGGTCATACTTAATCCAAACAGGGTCACCATTCTTGGAAATAATACGGGCAACCTGCTCACCAGTCATAAACTGTTGAGCCAACTTCAACAAACGCCCACCTGTCTCCGCCATAGCACGCTCAACCGTAGCCAACTTATCGGAAGTACGGGCATTAGCCGCATCCTGCATCAAAGCCGACTCCGTAGCAGTACGGCGTATCTCCGATACGCCACCACGCATAAACTCCGACACACCAGAAACACGGTCAATATCACCCAAAATCAAATCCGACTGATTATAAAACTCAGGCGGGCTAATTATGGCAGGCATCGGCGAAATCACATTACCAATAGCCTCATCTCCAACCACAGGAACCATCACATTGTCATCATCCGACTCCAAAGCCGTACGACCCAACTGGTCAAACGCCGACTCCTTGTATAGCCATTTGCGTGCAAAACGCTTACGATGATTCATCATCTGCGTACGAGTCTCATTCAACTCCTTCTGCAGCGGCTCAATAGCCTCCAGTTCACCAATCGGATAAAACTGGTCGGGCACATCATAATCCCGCAGCATCACAAACGGATGACCAAACGAATATGGCATCGGCATCGGCTTCACCAAGAACTGGTCACCACCCTCAGCGAACACACACATCGTACGACCCTTAATGTCGTAATACTCCCAAATCTCAGCGTATCCAACATCCTTGTCACGAATCTTACGCTGGCTCGGGTCATCCGCATAACGGCTAACCGCCATCGTCCCAACATTCTCCCTAGCGGAACGATTATAACGCTTATCGGACTTCACCTCAGCAATGGGGCGACGAATTCGTTGAGCAATCCAACGAATATCCTTCATAGAAGTAGAATCAGGGTCCACAAACACATCGTAACAAGACACACGCTCAGCAAACGGAGAATCCTCCAAAACCACCGTCTGAGGTGTTACCTCATTGTTTTCAACATCCTCTGAGTCGTCCTCGCCATCAAGGTAAACTTCCTGCTCCACATACCTGTAGCCGACTTTCATCCAACCGTGACCGAATATAATCATATCCCGAACAGCGGACTTGAATTCTTCTTTAATGTTGTGTTTACGCCACCAATAGTTCACTACCGCCTCAGCAATAACTGCTTCGGCAGCCTGCTCAGGTTTAGTCGCATTAACAGTAATCTTCGGATAGTTCACCGAAACGCTGGGGACAATAACATTGACCGTTGAAAAGCAGATGTTTACCAGTAGGCGGTCAGCGTCACTGTAATACTCGTAGTGGCGACCACGATACAGGTCGGACATACGCTTCCAAATCTGGTCAAAGCCTTCTTCTTTGCGCCACCGTTTGGAGGTTTCCAAACTTTTACGGTAATGCGTCAAACGCTCGCTGTTGGACTTTTTAGCCATTATTTGCCCCTGCCCTTATGCCATCCGATATGTTCATCCAATTTTGTTGCCACCCCATCCACCTTGTCTGCGACTCTTTCCAATAGGGCACGCCCTTCGGCGTGCTGGTCACTGTTTTCCTTGCGTAACTTCTGAAGAACCACAACAGCAGGACCCGAAATGATGGCAACGACAACAGGAATCCAAATAGGTTCCATACATTAAACCCAGCGAGTCCCAACGGGTTCAGGATTATAGCCATTGATTTTGGCATCCTGAACAATTTGCTGCTGACGCTCACGAATCGTAGGACCGTGAAAGTCCTCCTGACCATAAGTAAAACCCAAACGAACCGTTTTGATGTGGCAACCAAAGCAAACAGACCCACGCCGAGGCAGTTCTTCCACCTCAAAGTCTTTTTTGCATTGGTTACAGACAAGATTCATACAAATATGAGGCTGTTGTTCCCCAAAAACTAGAAACGGGAAGCAGTTCTCACATTATGCGCACATAACGGGACTTTTTGCACCGTTTGCACCCCCATAATGTGACCTTCCCACCAAGCCAAACTGTTACGGGGAACAATGTTCGGATTCTGATACTCAGGCAACCAAACATACTTCAACATCTGATTAGCGATAGCCAAACTGATAGTGCGGTCATCGTATGGGCTGCCAGTCATACGACCATTGGATTTGCGAACAAATGTTCGCAACTCCGCAATCGTTTTACTGCACACAAGCACAATGTCCTCATTGCGGATAGCGGCGACAAGTTCATCAACCATCAACGGCTTAGAAGTTGTCGTCGTACGCCAACCCAACTGCTCTGTGGCTTCCGAACGAATATTACCCAACTTGCGAGTCCTGTAAAGATTTCGGTAACCAACACGCTGAGCAGCCTTGACAGTGGTTAGACCGTGGTTGTTGTTTTCCACACCCAACAAAGCCCCATTATACCACCAACCCAACTCCGCTAACGCTTCACCAAACAAATCGGGTTCAATATGTCCGTGCCAATGGGCAACCACATTACCGTCTTTGGCGTTTATAATATGGGCAGAACTATAATCGCCGTGCTGTAATCCTTCGGCGACATCGCCGCCAATCACATAAACGCCATCAGGTTGCGGAAACTCCCAAACAGACAACTCTCCCTCATCGCTGGGTATAAACGAGGCTGACCCATCGGAAGCCTCATAGAAATAGCCTACATCAGCCTCAACGGGCACAATAGAGTTCAACAAATCAATATCAAACACAGGGTTACCTGATTTTATGAACGCTTCATCTGGGCTGCGTGGGTATTCTTGGTGCAGTTGCCATTGCGCCATATTGCGTGACTTATCGGTGTACCAGTCCTCGTTGCGTTCACCGTCCGCATCCCACGGATAGAAGATGCCAACAAACTTGTTGGCACCAGTTTGCGAACCGACCCACAACTGGTGAAAGAAGTTGCCTGACCCGTTGGCGGTAGACAACCCCATCACACGACCACCAATGTCCGCAATAGGCTCAATGGAAGCCCACGCTTCCTCAGGGTTCGGCAAGAACGCCCACTCGTCCACGAACACCGCATACACTGATTCACCACGAGCAGGGTCGCTGCCCGATGGCAGCGACTCAATAGCCGACTCGTTGTCAAACACCATCTTCAACTGATGGTCCGTAGTCTGAGTCGGACCTTTGGAACGCATCCAGAACGGCAAAAACTTGTAACCGTACTTAGACTTAGACAACAACTTCATTGCCTCACGCTCCGTACGGGACAACATAATCACAAACCTGTCAGCAAAAAAGTATGCCATCCAAAAAGCATACGCTGCAGCCAAAGTAGAAAAACCAATCTGGCGAGCCTTCAGGACCACCGTGTATCGTTCACTCATCCAAGTACGCACAGTCTCAACCTGTGCGGGACGCAACACAAACTTTATACGCCCTTTAGACGGATGCTTGATGTACCAATAATTTTCACAAAAATATGTAAACGCAGCCAACTGCTGCTCAATATCATCCGTTTCGCTGCCACGGCATAAACGCCACTCCTTTTCGTTTAACAGTTCACCAATAGCCATCAAACCCTCCACGGGTGCCAACCGTCACCATTATGCTCCAAACTGTAATCAAAAATAGCCTTAGCAGCCGCAACATTCAACAACGGATTAAACAAATCATCACAATCATCAACAACGCCCTGATGCTGCAACCAACCCTCAGGAAAATATCGGGAAGGCTTACACCAAAACTTGTTAATCTGCATTAAGCCAATACTGCCACCGTTGGGGTCCTTAGAGTTAAAAGCCGTATAAATACACCTAGATTCACGGTGCATAACACTGTGGAGTTTGTTGCGTTCCATTTTCGGGAAGTTCACATACGCAACCAGTGACGAATACTCGGGACAATGTTGGGGTCGCCTAGTTTCAGGATTGCCCATCGGTGTCACCGCCAAAATGGCAGCAAGAATAAGTTTCATCATTCCTCCAGTATAACACAACCCGCTAGGGTTGTGTCACTTTGAGTTAGTGGGAACCCCGACCAAACGCTGGGTCACTTGAATTAACCCAACGCAAAATAGGTGGAAGCAACGCAGCAACAGCAGCCTTCGCCAAATCATCAGGCGCATAATTGCCTGTGGCAGCAACAGCCACAACGGCACCGACAACGCTACGAGCGTACGACGCTAGGGCGGCTTGATGTTTACAGTTCAGTTTCATCAGGTGTCACGCTTTCTGGTGTCACGAACTCATCTAAGTCAGCATCACGCATCATCAGGCTCAGGTGGTGGCGGTGGCAGAATCACTTTGCCGTTCTTTACTTCCCAACCGATACCAGCAGGATTCTGTTCGTCGTACTCAATGAGATGCGTCGGGTCATCATTGACCCACTCAGGTGAGACAACGATGACATTGACGACGACACCGTTCGTTGTGTTCGGTTCACAGATAGCAACTGTTCTTTCGCTCATCATCAGACCTACGCCTTCACTTGGTATTCCAAATACACATAACCTGAACCGCCTGCCGCACCGCTTGCGCCTGCGGCTGCCGTGCCACCTGCGCCTACGGTGACTGCGAGTGTTGCGCCTGCCGTGACTGCGCCACCAGCGGTGATAAGTGCGCCATCTTGAGCGGCGTTTGATTGCGTGTAGCCAGTCACTCCTGAGTAATCGCCACACATGGTTGCGCCGTTGCCGCTATTCGTTGTGCCAGCAGTTTTGCTGAAGTTCTGGTTCAAGTTGCCATCGTTCCACGCTGGTCCACCCGTTGCCGAAATCGTGCCGCTTGCGAACGCTACCGACGAAGTGCCACCTGCGCCTGCGCCAGATGAACCTACGCCGCCGCCACCACCACGAATGTACGCCACCATGTAAGTCACGCCTTCTGGCACAACATACGAAGCATTAGTTGCCGTGAACGCATCTACTTTCGTAATCATTTCTGGTGCGCCTGCCTTCCCGAACTGACTGACTGATTGACCGACGAATAAACGCTGAGAGTATCTAGACACATCGTTCCTTCCTTATGCGGTGATGCGGTTCACATAGCCGAAAATTGAAATCTGGCTCGCAGTTGCAGCGAACGCACGAACAACTTTCGCACTAGCGTTACCTTGGATAACCAAACCAGCACAAACAAGAACCAAACCACTTCGCGTAGTCACCGTCTGCTTGATGACATCTTTCGGGGCGGTAACGCCACCGAACTCAATTGTCAAAAGAATATCCGCCGAATGATTATTGTAGGCGTACAACCAAACTTCGTCAATGGTGGTTGCCGTTGAGGAAGCCGTATGAATTGCTGTACCTGCTGTTGCTGTAGCAGCCACAAGGATACCCAAACCATCGCCTGTGGTGCCTGCTGGCTGTAGAGCCAATTTGCTGAAAGTTGCCATATCTACTCCTTAGGGGAATTGTTCCTTTTATGAAAACACTGCATTAACAATAACATTTTCGGCATCATCAAACGACACCGAAGGAGCCAAAGCCGAAACAGCCCCATCAAACACACCCGTATTCACAATATACTCCACCAACTCAGACAAAGTAATCTTCTTTGTTGAAGTAGTACTAATGTCCACAACTGGCATAACATCGGTGTCGGCAGCAGCCGACCCCAACAAAGCAGTTAGTTGAGAAATTTTTAGGTCAGACATTGCCAGCCTCCAAAAGCATAAAAGCCCCGTCCTCTAATAGCAGGTCGTTCCCATCTTCCAACTCAAGGTTGGAAACCACATAATCAGGGTCCGACCAATACGCCAAAGCAGCATCCGACCAAGTCGTAGCAGCAGGGACAACAGCAGCATAATACTCATACGAACCCAAACGGGGCGACAAGTTCTCTGCGTGCAACAGGTCACCCAAAGTTGGGGCAACCGTCGGGTGCAACGCCTGCAGGGCGGTGAACATCGCATCGTTAATAGTCGTCATATACCTACTATTATGATTCTAGTTCCTTGGAGCGTTCCGCACGCAACACTTTAGCCTCTTGAGCAATCAAAGCATCCAACTCCGCATCCGTCAATTCGGCAATAGACTGAGAGTGTTCTACCTTGATTTGGGTTGGAGCCAACCTGTTGGTTGCCTGCAAATACAGTTGGGCTGCTTTGTTGTCTCCGCTCAACCCAGCCTCGTATAACGCATCCAGCAGACGCTGGGTGCGTTCAGGGCTATCTTGCAGTTCGGCAACCCGTTTCTCCCACTCCGCCCGAAAAGCAGGTTTCTTATCCCATCTGCGGAGCGTAGACGAATCTAAGCCGTTTTCGTCGGCGAATTCTTGTTTTGTTTTGGGGATGCGGTGGGATGGTGGCATCATTAGCCATTGCAAATATTTTTCTTGCCGTGTGTCTAATGTGGGTTCGTTTGTCATTGCCTATAGTGTAGTGGTTCTATTGTCACCGATAGTGGTCATACGACCACAGTCCGTTAGGGAACGGGGGAGGGGGATAATAGGGGGAGGGGGTAAGAGTTAGTGGGTTTTCCGCCGAGGCTTTAGCCGTAGGCGGAGACAAGACGATAGGGTGGGGTTCAAGATGATTATTGGGTTGTTGAAACTGTTGTTGGGGTTGCTGTTGGGGACTATCGGTGCGGTGCTTCTGCTAGTATTGTTTGTGGGGACAATGCTTAGGGAGATGCGTCGGGTTGAGGAAGCGGACGATGAGTAAAACTGCTGGGTTGCGGGCTTGGGATTTGTTGCTGGTGGAGTGGCAGGATGCGTTTGATGCGCAAGCAGGGTGGCACGATGTTGATGGTTATAAGGAAACGCAGGCTTTGGTTAAGTCTGTAGGATATTATTGGGCTAATGCTAATTTGCCTGAGTATGTGGTGTTGGTTGCGTGTCGTGGGGTGGGTCAGGTTTCTCAGGTTACGCACATTCCTGAGGCTATGATTAAAAGTGTTACTAAACTTGTGCCGAAAGCAGCAAAACCAAAATGACTTACACTAAACCGAAACTCCGAGAAACAATAAAAAACCGTGTAATGGCTGGCACAGACGGAGGAAAAGCAGGACAGTGGTCCGCACGCAAAGCACAACTGGTAGCACAAAAATATAAAGCCGCAGGAGGCGGATACACGGGCAGCAAAACAAAAGCCCAATCCAATTTAAGCAAATGGACTAAAGAGAAGTGGCGTACCAAATCAGGTAAACCGTCCACTCAAGGACCAAAAGCGACGGGTGAACGCTATTTGCCTGAGAAAGCAATTAAGAAGTTGTCGGCAGCAGAATATGCTGCCACATCAGCAAAGAAACGGGCTGGAACCAAAGCAGGTAAACAGTTCGTTAAGAATACGCCAGCAGCCAAAAGGGCTGGGCGACAAGCCCGAAGGGGAAAATAATGCCAAAACAAGACCCACGACTAGCACGAGCAGGAGTATCAGGCTATAATAAGCCAAAGCGTACACCGTCACATCCAACTAAATCGCATATTGTCGTCGCCCGTAGTGGCGGTACTGTTAAAACGATTCGGTTCGGACAGCAGGGTGTCCGAACCAACCAAACTGTTGGGCAAAGACAAGCGTTTAAGAGTCGTCACGCAAAGAACATTTCCCGAGGACCACTAAGTGCAGCGTATTGGGCAGACAAAGTAAAATGGTCACCATCAAAAACTTCTTCACCATCCAAGAAATGGGTCAAAGGCTCATAGAAAATGTGACTGCGGTCACATTGACTTTATAAATTTCACAATCTGGCTATGGAGCCTCATATAGAAATATACACGCACGCCCGTGCCCCCCTATGCCCCCCCTCGTGTCAGGTGGCAGGTGGCTGATTATGGTGCCAATTATGCCTATAAAACTGTTATAATCCGTCCCCCAAACACTTGTTCGCTTGACAGATGCTGTATCCCGTGTGCGGACGGCGCACCGTGCGAGGCGAGGACTCCGAAACCAATCCCCTTGTGTGCTTGTGAAAGTGGATTTTGCAAAATGTGGGCGTGTGCGAAACTGTGGGCGCATTATGCGTGTGTGGTTTCTCGTATGCAGAACTGCTTTCTTGTGCATTATGCGCAGGAAAAGTCCTGCGTGATTTTGGATTTGCAATTTGTTTCGGCATCGGTATACAGTGTTTGGCAACCTCGTCGGGGAGTCACTGACACCCTGACCAGACAAATCACCCAAATAGCGGTGGTGCCGAACGAACGGTAGCGACTACGCTCCGATTCGTCGGTGGCACGAAGCAATCAGGGGACACGATGCCCTGTGAAGTGCTAGCGGTACCAAGTGGCTTAGGTCACGATACGGACATTCCGTGGTACCGAGCGAGTCGTAGCGTCTCGGAAACGCACCTCGTACATAGGATTACGGCACGAATTCTGTCAGAATTCTGCATAATCGGGAGTATGGTCTACTAGCCCTTCGGGGCGGTCTGAGTGTGACAACGATTATGCACAACCTGATAGGTTGTGTCGTGGAATCTCCCCGATACTTGCGGTATCGGTGAGTCCGAGCGTCCTAGGTGTCATAGCCTAGGTGCAGGGTTGGTATGCGTCCCATCGTAATTACGATGGGCAGTGCGTGAACCGCTGAGGGTAGGTATGCTCCTACACGACCTTGGTCGTTGCGGTTTGACGGTGCAATTCCGTTGCCATCCACTATGCTACTATCGTAGCAGACTTCGTCACCAATTTGGTGGCGGAGACAACACAACACAACCTAGGAGGTTGGGATTATGCGATTGGCACTTATTGGCGACTTTGTCGCCGCACCACACAAGTCAGGTAAGCGTAGGAATGTCGGGAATTGGTCGTTTGTGGATTCCACAGATTGCCGTACGGTGTACCATTACGGTACCTTGATGGGTGCTTTCATTCTCAATGAGAATGACTTGCAGACTTGGGAATTCACACCAATCTCAGTGGGTTGGGGTAGCGCATCCGACCAGCAGGGGATGAACAAGATTCTCGCCAACTATGGTTGGCGGTATCGTCGGAATAATGGCGATGCCCGATACGAAGTAATCGGCGACAAGGTTACACTTCGCTTTAGCGATGTTGATAGTCGCTTTGACCGCTAAAGCGGTTTAGGACGAAACATTGGGGCTATTGCCCCAATGTCACACCGTTTCACGGTGTCTGATGAGTCCAGTCCGACTACACACAACCTCAGGAGGTTGATTATGCCAGCAGTAAAAGCCCGTCGTATCTTAGGATACGACCCGAGTACCCAAATGGTAACCTTGCAGGGTTACCACGGTGGTACGACCCAACTAGCGTTGGGTTCGTTGCCGAAGTCCGAAGTGATTGCCGTTGCCAAATACCTTGGTATTCGGTTCGTCGGAAAAAACCCGATGGCTATGCCATTAGGTCAGATTCACGATGCCATCGTGAATAACATCCGTGTTGTCCACTTCGTGGAGAAGCCAACACCGTCGCCGACTCCGTCGCCGATGCCAACACCAACTCCTAAGGAGGAGACACCAATGCCCCAACCGAAACCGAAGCCAGCAAGCCCTATGGGGCTTGAGGAGATGGTTCGTGTCATCGCTAGCGATGTCGTGAACACTGCACTGGATGGATACGAGGGTGGCGTGAATTCGGACGAAGTCCGAACAATCGTCAATCCGATTATGGATGGATTCCGTCACGAAGTGACTGAATTGGTGAAGTCAGTGAAGCCGATTGTGAACACAATCGTTGTCAAAGACAAGCCTGCCAAGCCGATGACTGGCATCCAACACTTCGTGTTCCCCAAGGTTCTTGGGGCTATCTCGCAAGGTGTCCACTTGTGGCTAGTCGGTCCAGCGGGTACTGGCAAGTCCACGATTGGGGAGCAAGTCGCCGAAGCCTTGTCGTTGCCGTTCAGTGCAGTAAACTGCACCTCAACGATGACGGAGACTGCCCTGAAGGGTTACAACGATGCGAATGGCAACTATGTTGCCACGGAATTCCGTCGTATCTTTGAGGGTGGCGGTGTTTTCGTCTTTGACGAAATTGACAATGCCAACCCCAATGTGCTTGGGGCACTGAATAGTGCCCTCGCCAATGGGTTTATGGCATTTGCCGATAAACGAGTCCCGAAGCATCCCGACTTCGTCGGTATCGCCACTGGCAACACTTTCGGTAGCGGTGCCACGATGGAGTATGTGGGACGCAACCCGATTGACGGTGCAACGATTGACCGTTTCGCTCAATTGGAAGTACCAATTGATGAGAAGGTGGAGGATGCAATGCTTGCATCGGTTGGCTTGGATGCCATAATCGCCACGAAGTGGGTCACCGCTGTCCGTAAAGCGAGACAGAATGTCTCGGAGTCAGGACTCAAGGTGATTGTGTCACCTCGTGCTACACTGAACGGTGCGAAACTCCTACGGAGTGGAGCGTTCAGTATGCAGGAGGTGTTCACTGCTACTGTCACCAAGGGTGCCAAGCCCGACCAAGTGGCGAAAATTGCCCAAGGTGTAACCCTTTAGGGTTTCACCGAATACCGTAATACCCATCGGGGCAATTCTGCCCCGATGGGACACACAACCCAAAACCTAGGAGGTTTTGATTATGCGAGTCAGTAAGAAACTCAAGGCGTTATGCGGTACCAGCCTTTGGCTGGAGGAATACGATTCACTGGCGGAGTGCTTGGATTATGCAGGTGCCAACCCAACACCCAAGTCATCGGACAAATTCCGTGGCGAGGATTGGGCAGGCAAGACTGATTCACTTCGTGAGGCAGTGTCTTTGGGGCACCAAGGGTACGATGAGATTCGTCCCCAAGTGGAGAAATTGTTCACGGAATTGGAGTCGCAATTGGCGAGCCGTATTGAGTCTGCGTTTCAGACTCGCTACGACTTCACTGGCAGTGTCGTAGACATCGGCAAATTCCTCACTGGTGAGCCTGAGTGTATGATTGACTTCGTCCCCGAACCCGCCGAGCGGATGGGTCGTGTGGTGCGTATCATCGTGAACGGTTCGGCATCGGCATCAGTTCGTCCCGACGACATAATTCGTCGTGGTGTCACGGTGTGTGCTTTGGTGGATGCAGTCCACAAATTGGGGATGGGTGTTGAGGTTTATGCCGAATTCCCGACGAACGACACTGGCGTAAACGAACGCAGGGGCAAGGTTCACACTTCACTTGTGAAATTGCACGACTCCCAACAGATGTTGGACATCAATAACCTGATGTTCGCATTATGCCACCCATCAATGTTGCGTCGCATCCAGTTTTCCTGCCTAGAATTGACGGAGTGGGAGCCTGCCAAGCGCCTGATTCAGGGTGGCTATGGGTATCCTTCGGCGTTGGAGTGTGCGGAGCGTGTCGGTGCCGATGTGCAGTGCGAACTGTTGCAATCTGGCAAGGGCGACATAATCAAGAACCCAGTGGAGTATGTGATGTCCACACTGTCAGGGTTGGGTGTTCTGTAAGAACACCTCAGGACGAAACATCGGGAGTGTCGTTGCTCCCGATGTCATACCGTGTTACGGTATCTGATGAGTCCAGAACGGCTTGTAAACACTGGAGGTGTTTATGTTTGCGATTGGTGATGTGGTGCGTTACCGCAAGGGGCTTCACTTGGAGGGTGAGTGCTATTTCGTGGTCGGCATTTTGCCGTGGAGTGGGCAACTCATTTTGGCGGAGTCACTGCGTGGCGATGCTTACAAGATTGAGCATCCACAATTCGTGGAGGCTACTGTTTAGTCCCCAGTTTTAGGACGAAACACGGAGTGTAGTTGTGTGCGCTTCGTGTAGTACCATATGTGTGGTACCTGATGAGTCCAGCCCGACTTATAAACACTGGAGGTGTTTATGATAAACGGTTATTGGTTGAGAACAGAATTGGCAAAACTTTTGCCCAACTATTCGTTGGATACTGACAACGATGGGCAGGTTATCATTTACACAAACCTCAATGAAATTGAGGACGACAACTATGAGGAGATGGAATAATGAAAGTCAGCAAAGTGCGTGAGTTACTGAAGCACTATAATCCCGATGATGAAATCATCATTGAGTGGTGGGATGCAGAAAACTTTGAGTTGGTGGACGAGAACGGTTGCGATGTACCGCTTGTGCCCCGAGAAGTTTGGAACGCATACGCTGCTACTCACGAAACTCGTGACTATGTGGTGGAGCAGGTTCACGACGACATTCGTTGGGGTTTGCAGGATTACTTTTGGGAATTGTTGAAGGAGGTGAAATAATTATGAAATACATCATCACGAGTGTCGCTTTGGCGACAATTTCGGGGCTTTGCGGTTTGGCGGTGACAATCCTTGTCATCACGAACATCAACGACCTGTCGTACGGCGTGGCGATGCTTGGGTTGGCGTTGGTTGTGCTGGCTTGGGCACCGTTTGCGGTTGGCATCAATCAGGTTGCCGATGAGGTTGCGTCCTATAAACGGATTCAGGCTCGGAGGTTGGCTAGGGCGAAGCGGTACACTAAAGCGTCACACTAGTCTGCTATAGTGTACCTAGGACGAAACACCGTGGGGACTCCTTGCCCTGCGGTGTCCACCAGTAAATGCTGGTGCTGATGAGTCCAGTTTGACTATGAAACACTGGAGGTGTTTTATGTTTGGAATGAAAAGTGCGGTTCTGCTGAAAGCAGATACGGCAACGGAACCTGCAACGGTTCTGTTGGGTGGTACCACTACTGACACGGTGGCAGAAATCCAGAAAATGGTGGGCGGTAATTTTGATGCCGTTCGCCGAGTCGCTGCAGATACTGCAGGTAAGGTAAACAAATTCACTCTCGTTGGCTATGTCCACGATGAGGGGATGATACTGAATCTGCCAATCAATCCAATGGCAAGTATGCTGTTTGACCAGCACATTTTCGGTGACTGCGTCCTTGTCAATGCCACGAACCCTGAGACTCAGGAGGATGACGGGGAGGATTATGACATCCCTGTTCAGTTCGCCGATTATCTCAGGGAGTCAATGTTTGAGGAGGTTCAGGAGTCCGTGATGTTCACGAAACTTCTGGCGAAGTCCTCAATGGTGGCGTTGTCCGCTGGTGTGGTAACCCCCGACGAGTTGGAGCGTGTATCCAAGTGGATGCTGAACGAAGCCGAGAGTTCCATCGGCGGTTCACTGAGCGATATGCCCAAGGAGTTGAGTGACATCCTCAAGCGTTGCTTGAAGCACTCAATGGGATTGTCGGATGATGACGACATCTCATAATCAGGTTGCAGGGTCTGCTCGGGGGCGTAAGTCCCCGAGCAAACTGTTTACTGCAGGTACACGGTTCACTTGTCCCAAGTGTTCTGCTTGGGTTCAGGTTCATATTCCACTAGAATTCCGACCAGTTTGCACTAGGCATACTGGCGGTGTAACACAAATGGAGGAGGCTCCAAAATGAATACGAAGTATCCAGAAATCAACATACCGTTGGTCGGTGAGGACGGTAATGCGTTCTCCATCTTGGCTAGGGTGAAGCGGATTATGCGCCGTAACGACTTGCCCGATAGCGAGTGGGAGGCGTTCCACTCGGAGGCGACGAAGTCTGATTACAACAATTTGTTGTGGACGGTGATGCAATGGTTCACTACCGATGAGGAAATAGTTCCGTGTGACGAGTGCGGTTCACCAGTCAAAGCAGACATTCACGAAGAGGAACTCGGGATGTGTGTTGATTGTTCCCACAAGTATTATAATCACGATGATGAGGAGGAAACTCAATGAAAACGCACATTCCTGCCAGATGTCTGGCTGAAGGCTGCCCGAAAAATGCGCAAGTAATCGTTGCACAATTTCCGTGGCTATTATGCAACAAATGTGCGCAACACCGCAAGAATTTGGTGATGTGCCGTATCCCGAAGGAGCAACAAAATTATGGAACCGTTTGATGACCTGAGCGATGTTTACCCATTAGGGGTAACCATCGGCATCAGTGATGGTGTAAACGAAATGTGGATGGGTCGCCGTATCTGCGATATTCAGGGCTACGGTGCTGACGGTTGGACTACGGAACAGATGTTGGATTATTTCACCGACTTGTGCCGTACCTATGATGCTTGGGCTGATTCCAAGGTGCCGTGGGTTCTGCCTGCAGATTTCCATAACCTGAAACTGCCTGACGATATCCGTAATTCGGGTTGCGGTACTTGGAACGAGTTGCGTGATTTTGTGCAGAAATGTTATAAACATTATGCTCCGATTCCGATTGAGGATTTGTTGAACCATCTCCAGTTGCAACCAATAGATTGGTTGCGTTCCGTTGCTGGTGGCAAAGACATCAACCCCGATTGGGCTACGATGAAATCTGTCATTTTAGCGGAATCATACTTCACTTCGGTTCATCCTCCGTGTGAGTTCAATGAGTTGATGAAGGTTACGGGTATGTCCCGTTCCATACTGGAAATCCTGAATCGGCTTATGTTCTCCCAGCGGCGGATGATTATACACGGTGAGGAGGCTGCGAAGGTAGACCGTGCCCCCGAGATGCTAAAACATTTAGTCCTAAAGGGGGATTATACCACACCAGAAATTTTGGCGATGGTACACAAAGCAACAGGAGTCAAATTCTCCAAATCGTACGCATCCAAAATACGGGTTCGTAATAAGAAAAAGAAATAACAGTACCGTCCACCATTGTCTACGCCAATGGTGCTATACTATTACCATTACCATTATCACCTAGGAGGTGCGCTATGCGATACGACACAACAGCCCGACGGATTTATGTTCGTCAATCTTGGTTGGGTGACATCCTGATTTGTCCTGAACGGGCACGACTTGGGTTGTTGCATCCTGAACGCCGTGAGGCTTCTGATGCGACGATTATGGGGACAGCGGTTCATACGGGTATTGAGAAATTCCTCAATACACCGAACCCTGATTTCTCTGATGTGGTTGCCACCTCGGTGCGACATTGGAACGAACTGGCAGCCCAACCTCACGCCAAATCCAGCGGTATCCCACCTGATGCTGCGCCTTCGTTGATTGAGTCAATGCTTCTGGGGTTTATGGAAACTATCGCCCCACAAGTTGAGATTGGTGGCGTAACCGAACACAAGTTCGCTGTCCCGATGGGGATGGTGTATGACGGTTGGGACATCTGGTTGGAGGGCACAATGGATTATGTGACCCCATCTGGTGTTATCTGGGACTGGAAAACAGCGAAACGAGCCTATAATGCGAAAGACAAGCAGGCTCACTCGGTGCAAGCATCCGTGTATGCGTATGCTTGCGGTTTGCTAGGTTTGGTTACTGACCCGAGCCGAGTTGATTTCAGGTTCGGTGTTGTGATGCGTCAGCAAACCCCGAAAGCACAAGTTGTTCAGGTGATTCGTACCCACGAACATAATGCTTGGCTGCGGGACCAAGTCCGCTCTGCGGTGATTATGGCTCACCGTTTAGACACGGCGGTGCCGTGGCTCAAGAACGACCAAGGTGCCCTATGTTCCGCCAAATGGTGTAACCATTGGGCATCGTGCAAAGGTGCGTTCGTCACCGATGACCACTCAGATGAAGGTGGACAATAGTTGTGCATCGTCTGCTAGGATATACTCAGATGTCAAGGTTCGTCGTGCCTCACGAGGTTAGTTGTGTGGCTTTGTGGGTGACCTCCCACGGCGAACCGACTTGTAATACCGAATACCGCAATACCAACAACAACAAACAACACCTAGGAGGTGTGAAATGAATACCATCAGCAAGGACCAATCCATCATCACGCAGGTCGCAGCAAAAATTGCTGCCGATTTGACACCAAAGACGGACGATGTAAACAAGAATCTGGCAGATTTCTTGGTTGCGTTTGATGTCACCACCGACGCACTGCTCAAGGCACACGGTATGAACGCCATCACCGACGAACAGCAGTTCGTGGCAGTCGTTCAGGAAGCGTTCCCGACAGCGACGGTGATGACCGACCCGACACCAGCACAGATGCACACGGCACGACCACAGGCGCAATCGTCTGCAGGTTTCTCGGTGCGCATCAAAGGCACCCAACACGGACCAATCCCCGAGTGGTTGCCTGCAGCGTGTATGGCAAAGGGCGTGACCGAAGTGTGGGACAACCGTGACCGTTTGGCAGACAACCCCAAGCGTCCGTGGTTCAAGTCCACATCATCCGAGGATGCCTTCTGGGCACCTAAGAAGCGTTGATTATGGCTCCCGACTATTCGGGACGCTGGTCGGCTTTGGGACGGGGAGAGAACCTCCCCGTCCCAGATTCGTCTATGCCCACCCATCAATACTTCCAACCTCTTGTCAAAGCAGCCGATGAGTTCGTTCATTGGGCGCAGACACCAGACGAGCGTGTATACCTCGGGTTCCCCGAGATTGACGCTCAGATGCGTGGCATCGCACCATCCGAACTATGTCTCATAAACGGGTACAGCCACTCAGGCAAAACTTTGTTTCTGATGCAGATTCTGAACGCCAACAAAGAGAAACCAGTCATATATTTCTGTCCCGATGAACCACGCCAACTCACACTCATCAAACTGGTGAGCGTGACCCACGGTGTGGATGCGCATATGTTGGAACAAGAAGTCATAAACAACAAGCCTCACGCCATAGAACTGTTGCGTCGCACGGCGACAACCGACTATCCGAACCTTGCCGTATTTGACCAAACTCTCAGTTTGGCTGATATGGAACGAGCGTTGGGTGAGGTGCGAGAAATGTGGGGGCAACCATCCCTGCTGGTGTTTGACTATCTGGAACTGCTCACAGGCGGTGGCGAGGATGTCCCATCCAAAGCCAACACGCTGAAAGCGTTCGGCAAACGCCACAACATCCCGATGCTAGTGTTGCACCAGTCGTCACGCACCTCAGGTGCGGACGGTAAACGCCAAACGATATCCTCAGGTGCGTACGGCGGTGAACAGCAGGCTACCCACATAATCGGTGTGCGTCGTAAACGGTTTGAGATAGAAGCACAAATCCGTGAGATTGAGGAAAAACTGGACAGGGCTACGAACACGGAGCGTCTACTGGAGCGTCTGGATACGCTCAAGTGGTCGTTGCGTATGCACCAGCATACGCTGACCGTGAACCTTGTGAAATGTAAGCGTCCAGCGAGTGTGCTGCTTGATGATATGGATTATGAAATTGAGTTCGGCACAGGTCGTCTGATGCGTTTACAGGATGGGCATTCGCCCTCACAGTTCGGTGGCGACGACACTGCACCAGTTGTAATTGACCAACCAAAACTAGAAATGGCAAATATGGAGGAATGGTAATGACAAACACAGCAACATATCCGTTAGTTGATTTGCGGTTCGCAGCCCTATTCAGGGGCAGAACTGACGCATACGGCTCGGAGGAAGGTGGGTGCGTAAAAGAACCCGTCACCAACGAAACATATTCACAACACCTGAGGGGCGTTACACCCATCGGCATATATCCGATGTTTCAACACGAAGGCGAATGGATGACCGTATGGGGATGCTCGGACATAGATGTAGACGACATCCACGCTGCGCTCAGTATCAAAGAATCGCTACGAGCAGCAGGCGTTGTCTCATATTTGGAGCGGTCACGCTCCAAGGGCTACCACATTTGGGTGTTCGCAGTGGAACCAGTTCCAGCGTGGGCTATGCGACGGATGCTACTTTGCGCTCATCAGGTTGCAGAATACCCTGCCCGAGAAGTGAACCCTAAGCAAGAAACTTTGCAACCGAACCAGTTCGGCAACTATGTTCGCCTACCATATTGGGATGCATCAGATATTTCCACCGACAAACGACGCATACTCGGCGACGACCTAGAACCGATGCCCTTGGAGGAATTCGTTGGTCGTGCCGTAGCAACCCGTACACCATCACATCTGATTATGGAACTGGCTGCACTATGGCGACCACCAACGGTTGTCGCACCGCCACGACTGGACTTGTCCGCCAACGAGAACCTGATTGATGCGCTCACTGGTTTGTCTCCGCTCGGGAAAGTTATATGGCGTGACGGTCCGCTGCCTCAGCGTGACCGTTCCAGCACACTCACCAAACTTGCGTACGAGTGTGCCAAGTCAGGTCTATCACCATCCGCATCCAAGGTCATAATCACGGACGCAGACAGACGGTGGGGCAAATACCATCTCAGGACTAACGGTGACCTAGAGATTGATAAACTTGTGGTCAGAGTGTTCACCAAATGATGCCCTATATTCTCAGCCTGATTGGCGTGACAGCCCTGTTTTTCATTGGGCGTAAACGCTGGTGGGGATGGGTTATCGCTTGGGGTAACGAGTGCCTGTGGGTGGCGTTCGCAGTAACTACGCAACAATACGGATTCATACTCGGCGCAGCCGTGTATGGAACAATCAATATGGCTAACGCCATAGTTTGGAAGCGTGATGCGAAAAAAGAAAAACCAGCAATCCTTCATTGATGGGATAACGGTATTCGTACCGCATAAACCTGTCCCTAAAGGTCGCCCGAGGATGACACGCCGAGGGCGTGTATTCACCCCCAAACGCACCCTAGATGCGGAGACACTCGTAGCCGAAGCGTGGGGCGACAACCCCAAGTTTGTGGGCAGCGTCGGTGTCGTAATGCACCTAGGTGTAGACGGGACAACCATCTGCGTATTCCCACACGAAGCCGAACCCCAAAAGTTGCGTGGCGACATAGACAACTATGTGAAAACAATTATGGACGGGTTGAACGGCAAAGCGTGGGACGACGATAAACAAGTCACCTATCTGGTGGCGGAAAAAGGTATGTGATGAGTAAGAAATTTTCTGACTTTGACCTACCTGCACGAAAGTTTGATTTCCGCAAAGACCTAGCGTTCGGACACAAAGGTGAGGACTTGGTCACCAGTTTTCTGGACGCTATGGAAACAGGTTCATTTGAGGTGAAAACTGACAGGTATCGCAACGGGCGTATGGTCATAGAAATGGAGCAGAATCCACGCCGTAAAGGCGAATGGATTCCCAGCGGTCTAGCGGTCACAAAAGCCACTTGGTGGGTTTATGTGTTCACCCTAGATGGGGCGTTCATCATCGTGTCCGTGGACCGCATCAAACGCTACATTGCGCAGCGGCAATTACGGGGCGACGATTATAAAGAGTTCGCACGAGGCTCACAAAACCCGTCACGAGGATTCCTGCTGGAAGCATCCGATGTGGTGGATTTGATGACAAGCCCAGACTATGACGATGAAGTATGAACCAACAGCCCCAATAGGGAGAGATTTCTTTGAGAGGTTGATGCAGCCGTTTGGCAGCGACGACCCCGACACCGATTGGGACTTGGTGGA